TCCGAGATTACTATTACAATTACACGCACTAACTGATAATCCTATGAATATTACAGTCACAGGGAATATTACGGTTAGTGCAGAATTAGAAGTTATTGTGCCTACAGAAGAAACTTTCTTGATCAACAAAAATATTGAAGCAAATGACATCTTGTATGAGGAAGTATCAATAACTATTCCTGATGGAGTTACTGTATTATGTATTTCCAGTCATGGAGAATCTAGCGAGGGTTATGATGATTACGTTACTGTAGAAATAAAAAACCTTTCTAATCAAAAAGAGTGGTGTTATAGATCAGAGGGTTTTAATTTCTATGATCAATGGTATGTCGGAGTAACACCAAACAAAACTTATAAATTATCGTTATACGTAGGCGCAGAATATAATTTGGGTAGAGGGTATTTAAAGATTTCTTATTCTCAATCAATTAATCAAAAAATACCTAACGTAACTGATTATTAATGTAATATTCCTCTGTGAGAAATCGGAGGAAAAAGATGGCTTTGACAGACAATCCTATGAGTTTAGTGGTTACAGGCAATGTAACAGTTGGGGCAACATTAGAAGCAAGTGTACCGACTACTGATGATATTTGGTATGTAGGAGTTACTCCTAATAAAAGTTATACATTAAAGTTATCAACTGATAGCGAAACTGGCACAGAGTCAGGAAGTGTAACTATTAGTTATTCACAATCAATTAACAATCAAACGCCTAAAGTAACCGATTACTAAACTCAAAATCTGCCGTATATTATGGCTTTAACTGATAATCCAATGTCAATTATCGTGACAGGCAATGTCACCATAGGAGCTAGCTTAGAGGCTAGTATTCCTAGTGGGGAAGTTACTTTAGCACATGGCAGTACCTTTACAGTTCCCGCAGGAATAACAGTATTAAGAGCTTCATTTAATCAATCTGGATATTTAAGTTTGATTACGTATGTAGGTGTAACACCCAATAAATCCTATAAATTGTATTCTAATTGGACTGAATATAATTATGGAGAAGGTGAAAAATACTTGTTGTATAATGCTAACAATAATAAAGATTGGATTAACTATACTATAGGTAATCTAGATGTTGATACTGGTTACACTGAGTTGAATTTTAAACTCGAATGGTCGCCTACTATCAATTCACACGCAGTAGAAGTTACAGATTATTAATAATCTGTCACACTCGGCGTTGTATTATTAATCGACTGTGAATATGAAATTCGTATTAATGCCGCCATTGTATCATACTCTGAACCAGCATATAAATTTAATTTATAATCTTTCTCACCTGTTACGCCAACATATCTAGTTTCGTCACAAGCACCATAACTCTGACCAATCACCCAAACTTTTTTATTGTCGGCATTCTGAACATATGCAGTGCAAAAATCATCTCCGCCAGCACCACTTTCGGAATAGACTCTTACTTTTAACACTTTCACACCCACTGGAATATGAACAGTTCTTGTTTCATTCACTGTGGTGTAATCTTCATTGATATTGACTAAATATGTTTCAGTCGTAGGAATACTAGCCTCTAAGCTAGCTCCTATGGTGGCTTGACAAAATAAAAATAATACAATATAATTAAGGAGTATAAGATGAAAGATAAAATACTTAACTGGTTTAAAAAATTGGTTGAAAATACACCACAATTAATAGGGAATAAATACATTAAGTATATAGCTTTCTACCTTATAATGGTGTATCTCGGCTTTACTGCAATGTTTGTTTATGGTTGGATACACAACCTAAAAGTAACAAACGAGGCAGACTTGCCAATAATCATTTCATTCTTGACCTTTTTTGTAAGTGGGTCGACTGTTTATGCCATTACATTTTTAGCAAAATTATTTATTGATAAAAATCAAAATGGCATAGCAGATATTCTTGAAGAAAAGGAGGACAATACTAATGACAACAATAAATGAAATCATTGCACTTGCCGAAAGGGCTAAAAATAGTGGTATTAATCGAATCTATTGTCATCATACAGGTGGATTATACAAAATGAATAGTGTTGAAAAAGAACATTATCATATTTGTATTGAAAGTGATGGAACTGTTCGTATTAATGGTGAACTTACAGACTACAAAGAGCATACATGGCATCGAAACAGTAACGCTATTGGAATCGCTTTATGTTGTGCTTATGGGGCGACTGTTTATAAAAATCCTGAAAGAATTAATTGGAATGGTTATCCACCAACACCAATTCAAGTCGAACGGTTAGCTGAGGTAATTTGTTTTATAGCAACTGTTCTAGAAATTCCAATAGATTCGGAGCATGTTATGACTCATGCAGAAATCGCTGATATTGATGGTTATGGTCTTTATGGTGATGATCCTGATTTAAGATGGGATTTACTTCTTTTGGATGATCCTGGCACAGGTAGAAAAGATCAGCCCGGCGGCGATGTAATTCGTGGATTGGCAATCTGGAAACAAAATAATTAAGGAGGAATCTAAAATGGAAGAAATTAAAGAATTTTTTGATAAAATAAAAGCTACTTTTAATCGTTATCCAAAATTGATTTCCTTTGGACTTGGATTTGCAATCGGAGTTTACTTTACTTGGAAGCAATGGTAAATGAAAAGAAAAATATTTTTCATACTTCTGTTGTTTGGTTTATCATTGGGTTTATATCAGCAGGCTTATGCACAGGATTATTATTTAGTTCCAGCGAAGAAATTCGAAATGCAGGAACAACAAATAGCACAAGCGATATCCCTAAACGAACAATCGATAAACAAAATTCTGACGTTGAAAAAACAACGGACGGAATTAAACAACAACTTACAGAAAGCCAATCAGTCAGTAATAACATTGGAAAAACAGCAAACGATGTTGAAGACATCTTACGACAACAAAATCAAATACTTAGAGAGTTGCAATCAGACTTTAGAACAGGAGTCCAAAGAATACAAAAGGAAGATTAAACAATTAAAAGCTGAAAAAACCTTATTGTATGTTGGACTTGGTACTGTTTTATTAATTGCAATATCCTAGGAGGATGTAATGGAAAATCCAAATGATAAAGATTTGCAGCACCTAGATAAGTATCTAGAGAGGTTAATGCAAAGACAAGATGAAATAGATAAAAAAGCAAAAGACGCTCAAATTTATCGGGACCATAATGTAAAATTATTAGGACTTTTAAAAATTTTAGTCATTGGTTTTCTCTGTTGCATCTTTTTTTGTGCCTGTGCATTGGGTATTTCGTCGGTGCTTATTGCTAAAGAATATTTTACTTATGAACAAGGTATTGTAAGAACTGTTACGGAAGAATCTGATACTATTTCCGATGCTGGAAACAGAGTTATTATGAACAGAAGTAACGGAGCAACAATAAATGGAAAATGAAAAGGTAATTGCAGAACTATTACAAAGGATTAAAACTTTAGAAAGCCGTTGTGATAGATACGAAAAACGGTCAGAATTATTTGAAGAACAATTCCGTCAAACCTGTAAAGATGTGCAAGAGATAAACTTTAATGTCGTTACTATTTTAAAGTTATTTGATAAATTAGAATCTAGATTAAATAAAGATCAAGAAATTCTCCATGGACGTATAGGTTCTTTAAAACGAGATTTTGAAGAATATCAAATGAAAGATTTAAAGGACTACTATAATTATAAGAGAGTAATTGTCAATACAATACTAACTTTAATTATAGGTGGTCTAGTTGGAGGAATTATAACAGCTTGGCGGGTATTTGGAGCTAATGACTGAATTAGATTTCAATAAAAGACTTAAAACGTTATCTTTAATTGCACTAAAGGTGATTATAAAAGGGACTGGCTTGAAAACAAAAAGTGAATTACTTTTATGGAAGTTTTATATTGAGGGTAAATCATATTATGAGATAGCCGACGACTTAGGAATTGAAAGTTCTTCAGTAGGCAAAGCCTTATGGAATGCCAAAAAGGAATTACAAACCATTATTAGCAATGAAAAGGAATTAATTCCGGACGAAGTAAAACCATATATTGAGCTCCTATTGCAAAAACAATAGCAAGGGAATAAACAGACAAACCGTCTACACAATTTAGGATATGTGTGGGCGGTTTATTTTTGTTACAATAATTACAGGTAATAAACCATGCGCCACTACAAAAAAGTTTAATATCAACCAAATATGGTGGCGGCGGTAGGAGGACAAATGTATGTATCCCGATAATTATATGAATCCTATGAATAATCCAATGACAAATCCTAATTATGGTTATAATCGTATGCAACAAGTTCAGCAAATGCAGAGAGCCATAAATCCTCAAGTTCCAAATATGTTCGGACAAGTAGAACAGCCACAACAAATGCAATCATTTATATCAGCAGTTCCTGTTACTTGTTTAGAAGAAGCTAAAGCCGCTAGAATTGCTTTAGATGGATCTATGAGTGTATTTGTGAATATTCAAGATGGTGAAATTTATACAAAACAATTGAGTATGAATGGTTTAGCCGAATTAAAAACTTATAAGTTAGTAAATCCCCAAGAAAATAAGATTGAATATGTAACATCTAATGATTTTAATGGTTTAAATCAGCGGGTACAGAATATAGAAAATTTCTTAAATCAGTTAGGAGGTCAGCAAAATGAATCTAATGCAAATGATGCAAGCATTCAACCAACTCCGGCAAATGCAAAATCCTCAAACGGCAATGCAGCACATGTTCGGAAATGACCCTAAATTTCAACAGGCCATGAAAATGGCACAAGGCAAAACTCCGGATCAATTAAAAGAAACAGCTTTTAATTTAGCTAAAACTCAAGGTATTGATCCTAAACAAATTATGGGAGTTTTAAGTAATTTTGGAATTAAAATCTAAAAAGGTGCGCACCTAAAGATTTTGATTTAATAAATTAAAGGAAGTGTTTTATCATGGCATTCGAAGGTGCTCAAATGGTTCCTGTCTATGACATGAACAAATCTGATGGCAATGGCTTCATGGGTGGTGGAGCTGGCTGGATGTGGGTAGTAATGTTATTTTTCTTACTCGCATGGGGCGGTGGCTTCGGCGGTTTTGGTGGTGGCGCTAATGGTGCTGTAAATACTTTGACTAATGAATTTCTCTATACCAATCTGAATAATACTTTAAATCAAGGTTTTACTCAAGTAGCAAACCAGAGCTTTGGCATTCAAAAAGACTTGTGTCAAGGTTTTAGCGGTGTACAATCTGCAATCGCAGAAAGTCGCTTTGCCGCACAGCAATGCTGCTGCGAAACTAATCGCAATATTGATGCTGTTCGTGCAGAAAACTACAAGAACACTTGTGAAATCACTACTGCAATTCATGCAGAAGCTGAAGCAACTCGTGCTTTGATGACTGCAAACGTAATGCAAGAGCTTCGTGACCAGCTGCAAGCTGCTCAGTTGCAACTCGGCAACTTGTCCCAAACTCAAAACATTATTAACGCAGTTCGTCCATTCCCGCAGCCCGCATACATTACTTGCAGCCCCTATACTTCCGCTAATGGATTCGGTTGCAACAATGGCTGTGGCTGCATCTAATTAGGAAGTGATTATTGTGGCCTGTAACCGCTGTGATAGATTTATTAAAAGTTCCAGCATCACAACTACTTCAACTAATCTAGTTATCACTCTTAGCACTACACCTACACTCACCAATTTAAAAAGATTTTGTCTTGTGCTTGCACAGAGTCTTCCTTCAGGGGCGAATACGCTTCCAGTGCAGATTCAAATCGGAACTATGGTTTATCCGGTTTATACCCGCACAGGTAATCTGTTAAGAGCAGATCAAATTCGTTGCCGTAGAGTTTATCCAATTATCTTTGATAGTGACCCGAATCATTTCTCTATGTTGTGTTGTGTGCCTAATACTGTTTATACTCCAACAGCACCTACTGTACCTACGGTAGAAGTATTGGAAGATTAATATGTTAGAAACATTATTAAAACATCTTAAAGAGCAAAAAGATTTAGGTCTTACTAATGATATTTTAATGGAAACTTTTAAAAGTGCTATTAAACCATTAAAATATTCGGATAAAGAAGTTTATGACGAAGTCGTTGACAAATTGTATAAAGAGTGTTATGGTGAGCATTTTAGTGATTGGTTAGCTGAAAAAGCTGTTGAAAATTTCAAGAACGTAGATGGTACGGAAGGAGCTCACTGGTCTGTTGAACAGATTGATGATGTAATCCGTCAGTATGGTATTAAATGTATCGGATTTAACCGTTGGGATTTATATTTTGTAATGAATATGCTTTATAGCGATTATTACAACGTATTAGGTTCTGATACAGCGACCTACGTTAAAATGAGCAAGGCTTGGTTTGAAGATCCCGATGTTAGCGAAGGCAAAGCTTATCGCTACTATATGCAAGTCGCCAAAGCTTAATTTAAAGAGTACATTCTTCGGAATGTACTCTTTTTTATTGACATTTTAAAATCATTGCGGTATAATTAGTATATAAGGAGGCCAATAATTGTGATTAGAATTAATGTGAAAGAATCTAAAAAATTTAAAGATTTTCAATACTGTTTATTTATTAAATGCAGTTTTGATATTGATATTGTAAGTAAATTTAGAAAATTAGAATTTAGATATTTTCATGTAAATTCTGATTGTTGGGAAATTGCTCCTATACATTTACAAGCAGTGAAAAATATTTTAATTAATCAAGAATACCAAATAATTGGTGAAGAATTATTGCAAAATGATCTTGGAGATTTTACATTTAAAACAAAGCCTTATCAATATCAGATAGAAGGTGTTAAATATGGTATTGATAAAAGACATTGGCATTTAGGCGATGAACAAGGTCTTGGTAAAACAAAGCAAATAATTGATTTAGCCAGATATCTGAAGGAAATACAAGGTGTAGAGCATTGCCTTGTTATTTGTGGTGTAGCTTCACTACGTTGGAACTGGCGTGATGAAATTGAAACACATAGTGATGAAACTTATAAATTATTAGGTTTTCGTTCTAGAAAAAGAAGTAATAAATTATATGATGGTGGAACAAAAGCTAAATTAGAAGATTTAGAAGAAGTTCCGGAAGAATTTTTCTGGATTATAAATATAGAAGCATTTCGGGAAGAAGCTATTGTTAAATTACTAAAAAAATATCATAAGAATGGAACTATAGGAGCTATTTTCATTGATGAAGTTCATAAGGTTAAGAATCCACTCTCTGCACAGGGAAAAGGATTCATTAAGGTAATGAATACCAAAAACAAGAATGATTATCGTGTAACAATGAGTGGTACACCATTAGTTAATCAACCTATGGATTTATTTATTATCTTTAAATCATTAGGTTATGAAGAAAATAGTTATACAGCCTTTAAAAATCATTATTGTATTTTTGGTGGGTATATGGATCGTGAAATAGTTGGATATCGAAATTTGCAAGAATTAAAAACAAGATTGAAAAATATTCAATTAAGACGATTAAAAGAAGATGTTTTAGAATTACCACAAAAATTTCCACAAACAGTTTATGTTGATATGTATAAAGAGCAAGAACCTTTATACAAAGAAGTATTAGCTGGATTGCAAGATAAAATTGATTTAATAATGTTAAGTCCAAATCCATTAGCACAATTTACAAGATTAAGACAGGTCGTTGGAACTCCGCAGCTAGTAAGCTCTACAGTTCAAAAATCTGCTAAATTAGATAAATTAGTAGAACTGGTGGACGAAATTGCCAGTAGAGGGGAACAATGCCTTATATTTAGTAATTGGGCTGAGGTAGTGCAGATAATAGTTGATATCCTAAAACCTTACAATGCTATGGGGTATCTTGCCAAAAATAAAAACCTAAAGGACACAGAAAATGCCTTTAAGTCAGACAAAAACAAAGTTGCTTTAGTTGGTACTATAAAATTAATGGGTACTGGCTTAACTTTCAATAATTCAAATAATGTAATATTTTTTGATAGTCCTTGGACTGGTGCAGATAAACAGCAATGTATTGATAGATGTCATCGTATTGGTCAAACAAATGATTTGAATATTTATTCTCTTGTTTGTGCCAATTCAATAGATGAAAAGGTCGAGATGATTGTTCGGCGTAAAGAATTATTATCACAAGGTATTGTTGATAGTGGTAATATTATTCGTATGCAGGAAATCATTAATATGTTACTTTATTAAGGAGGGATAATGTGTCAAGAAGTCGTAGAAAGAAAAGAAGAGGTTTTAAACCTAAAAGCACAGATTGCAATTTATGCTTTTTTTGAAGATACTTGCAATCAAAAGACGGCTAAAATTTGCAATTCTTTTGTTCCAGCCGATAATTCTTTACCAAAAGCTAAAGAATCTGAAAATTCTATGGTAAACAATTATTTGTGTAATGATATTGGAGCTCCTGTATCTTCAAGTGAATACGTAGCGCTTATTATTTTTGCTGTATTATTAATTGTTGGCTGTGCTTATTTAGTTTGGAGGTAATAAAATGAACAAAATAATAAAAGAATTAATTAGTGTACATAAAGAAGAAAGCATTCTTAGTAAAAAACTTAAAAAGTTAAAAGAAGATGTTCGTGCTTATATGCAAAAAAATAATGTATCTTCAATAACTGTTGATGATGGCGAAGTAATAATTAAAGAAGTTGAACAAACAAGTTTCGATGAAGATAGATTAATAACATGGCTTGAAGAAAATCATCCAGAATGTCTAACAGTTAAAACAGTTATTGATTATGATATGTTAGATAAAGTAGCTTTTGAGGATAAAAAACTTCCACAAGAATTAATTGCTTTTCAAGTAGTTAAAAAATCACAAAGGATGGATGTTAAATATGTCAAAGATTAAAGAAATCACAGTTTCCAGTAAAAGAAGTTGTCAGATACAGGGTGAATTTTTTACTTTTGAAGCCAGTGAGTTGATTAGCCTAGAAACTGACGACAATATAGATGAAGTAAGGCAGAAAGCCTGGAGTCGTGTAAATGATGAAGTAGATAATCAAATTATTGAAACAAGTAAGATGTTCGGTGGCAGATAAAAATTTTTTACGAAGTATTGACAGCTTGTAATGGTTGTGGTATTATAATAACAGAAGCGGGAAATAGCTTGGCGGTCGGTTCCCGGATATGTTCAGGAGTAACTCCAAAAAGTATTTGCCGCTTTTTAACCCTCATTTTTGTTTATTTGTCAGGCTAAAGCCCCCTATGACCGCCAATCATATAGGGGGCTTTTCCTGTTATAAGGAGGATTTATTATGTTGAAAAAAGTATTGTTAATGAGTATGGCTTTATTAGTGGGTATCAACACCGTTAATGCCTGCGAGGTAGAACACAAAGGGGCTAATAATAAAGGGGAGATCATTACAGACTTCAAGCCCTGTATGCAAGATAGTTGCCCAATTTATAAAAAATATAGAGAGTTAGAGATTATTATTGAAATTGAATTGCAAGAAAAAATGTCTGATGAACAAGTTGCTACAAAAGCAGCTAGACAGGATTTTATAAAAGCTAATACTAGAAGAATTGATAAACCGACAAAAATTGTATACAAATAAAAGAATTGAGGAAAAATTATGAAAGATTTCTACTATACAGTACACGAATGGATGTTTAAAGACCTTAAATTAAGTGGTTCGGAGCTAACAATTTATGCTGTAATTTATAGATATGCAAATGTTGAAAATCAGTATTTTACAATGACTATTAGAAGTCTTGCTGAACATTTAAATTTATCAAATGCAACAGTTCAGAAATGTATAAATTCTTTGGTCGAGAAAGATTTGATTCTAAAAAAACAGTCAATGCACGAAAATGGTATTGGACTAAAAAATGCGTATGCTATTAATTTTGACGTGTTCCAGAAAGTAGAACAACGTGTTCCAGAAAGTAGAACACAAGAAAATAATAAATATAATAATACTAGACAATTAGACAATAAGAATAATATACCAAATAGCAATATAGCTAATAAACTAGGGGGTATAAGGGGGGTACGTGCTAAAACAAGCAAAGAAATTAATTTTTCGCGGTTTGATAAGCAGTTGGATGCTTTTCTTTTAGAAAACTTTTCAACAAAAACAGAAAGAGTTAGATTAAAAGCGTGTTTGAATTTATATCTAAAATATCGATTAAAATTTAAACTAGAGCCTGAACAATGGCAAGCAATTTTGAATAGTATTAAGGGCAGATCTTTTACAGAGATACACACAAGAGTCCAAACAGCTCTTGCAGGTGGTTATAAAGTTTTAGTCCCTGTGTGGGAATTGCAACGTAAAGATAAGCCTATTGATAATATCCAGCAAACTCCGGAAGATGATGGATTAGATCACACTATTATTGACAAGGTGTATTGATTATGTATGAGTATAAATTTGATCGTGAAAAATGCTGGTTTAAAGATGTTTGTGGCAAGTACAAAACAACTGACTGTTGTGCTAGTTGTTTAAGATTTATGGAATTTGATTTTTTAATTTATACTAGCCGTATTCCAAAAGTATATCAGAAATCTGTAAATTTAAAACCTGATAGTTGTGATTATGATAGTTTTGAATATCTTAATGATTTAAAACAGGATATTATTAATTTTGTGGCGGCGGGTGAAAATTTATTTATTCACAGTTGTTTTACAGGTAATGGGAAAACTACATGGGCAACCAAATTTCTCCTGCGATACTTTAGTGAAATCTGGCTAGGTAACGGATTTAAACCTCGGGGACTGTTCCTTTCTACACAAAATTTACTGTTTTCCATAAAACAATCCTTTAATTCAGCAAATAATGTACAAGATTTATTAGATTTAATTCCTGTTGTTGATTTAGTAGTTTGGGATGATGTTGCAGTTTCAGGATTAAGCGCTTTTGAACAAAATACTTTATATGATTTTATTAATTCAAGAATGAATATGGGACTTGCTAATATTTTTACAAGTAATGTTTCTGATAAAGATTTAGAAAAACAGGTTGGTAAACGCTTATTCAGTCGAATTTTGAGTGGAGATATTGTTGCTTTGCGTGGAAAGGATAGACGTCGTGGTTAAACTTCAAATTTTAAGCAAATGTTTAAATACAGGAAGTTTTGATATTGTTACACAAAACAACCTAACGGAAGATTATTTTTTAGAATACGAAGAAGAGTTTAATTTTATTCGTAGACATGTTAGTCTTTATGGCAAAGTTCCGGATAAAGAAACAATGCTTCAAAATTTTCCAGATTTCCCGATTACAGAAGTTAAAGAAACAGACGACTTTTTAATTAGCACTCTAAGAGAAGAATATTTATATTCACAGATGGTTTCTGTAGTGCAGGAAACAGCAGATAAAATGCGGGACGATTCAAGGGAAGCTTTGAATTATTTATCTGCGCAGGTAGTTGCATTAAATAGTCAAAATATTGTTGGTGGCTCTAATATAGTTAAAAAAGCAAAAGAAAGATTAGAATTACACCAACAAAAAAAGGAATTTGGAACAAATTATATCAAAACCGGATTTCCTGAACTCGACGAAGTAATATATGGATTAGAGCCAGGAAACGAATTATTGACTGTAGCAGGAAGACCTAATCAAGGTAAAACGTGGATATTATTGAAAATGTTAGTAGAGGCATGGAAACAGGGCAAGCGTGTTGCTATGTACAGCGGCGAAATGAATGATATGCAAATTGGGTATCGTTTTGATACTTTATTAGCCAATTTTTCGAATAAAGCTCTTGTTATTGGTGAAAATGTTTCAGGTTATGAAGATTTTATTGATAAAACACAGAAAAATATGTTGCCTTTTTATGTTTTTACACCTAAAAGTTTTGGTGGTAGGGCAACCGTATCCTCTATACAATCAATGATAACGGCTTGTAAGGCTGATATCATTGGTATTGACCAATACAGTTTAATGGACGATGAAACATATCGTCGAGGAAAAAGTAAAACAGAACAATTATTTAGTATAACTGAAGGTTTAATGCGTTTATCAGAAAGATATGATATCCCAATAATCGGATTATCCCAATTAAATCGTGATGGTGATATTCGTAAAGATAACGTTCAAGACGATCCAGACTTAACTAATTTAGCCGATAGCGATAGTATTGGCCAAAATAGTTCAAAGGTATTGTTTATTAGGCAAACAGGCGCTGGCTTAAAATTATCTTTGACTAAAAATAGAACTGGTGCTGTAGGAGTAAATCTGATTTATTTTTGGGATATCGATAAAGGGCGTTTTGTTTATG